CATCAACTCCTAATCTTGAACCAATAATATCAGCGACATAGCCCCCCATACTGGAACCTATGATTATGTCAGGCATACCTAAAGTATAAATGAATTCATCTAAATCTAGGGTTTCATAATTCATTTCAGGTGCATAAACTGTACCTTTTGTTGACAAGAAAGATACTTTTGTTCCTCCTTGTTCACTATCTAAACCGTGTAAATATACTATTTTTTTCATAACCTTTATTTTTTAAGTTTATATTTTTATTTTATTATATTCAACTTTTTTTGTTGTTTTAATACAAGTGATTAAATCATCAACAACACAAGGATCAACAATAGCGCCTTTTTCTTGTAATTTATAAACAATTGATTCTAATAATGTGTAAGAGTGTAATGTAGACATAACTTTGATTTTAATGTTGTGCTTAACTGCTCAACGTGGTAAATATACGAAAGATAGCCCGGGAAGCCAAGCCTCCCGTGCATTATTTTTTACCAGTTGTTAACATCATCTTCTCCACGTTTTTCGTGATCATGTTCACTATAAACCCTTAGGTTTAAATACTCACCATCCCCAATATAAGAGGTATCTTCTCTAATATCTTTATCATATGCAAAACAAAAATCATACTCCTCTTTTGTAAGGATTTCTTTTGTATTCATAATCTCTTCAAAACGATTGAACTCTTGTTCTGCAAAATAAATTTCTTCTGGACTCATCATATAACCTTAATTTTTGGATGTTGTGCTTAACTGCTCAACATGTTAAATATACGAAAGATAGCCCGGGTAGCCAAATTTTTACACGGTTCTCTTCGAAGAGGTTTTAAATGTGTTTGTATAAGGTTTTGGTTTTGGATTTTCAATATCAAATAAGGCTTTAACATGAGTAAATATTTCTATATTTTGTTCCTGTGTACGAGGTGACTCATATACTTCCCAATTTTTACCTTTTAAACGTTTACCAGATTTATCTTCACCCCTAGATTTAGATTTTAACCATAAAACTCCTACACGGTCAATTTTTTTACCATAACATTCTTCATAACACTGGGCATAAATTGCTCCTTGTAAATCGTATGTTGTTTGTAAATGGTTAGATGTTTTAAAATCTATAATCCAACGTTCCATTTTACCATCTATTTCAATCTCACATACTAAATCACAGGTTCCTGCTACTTTAATTTCATCTGAAAATAAATGTACTTCTGCTTCTATTAGTGTTGGATTATAAGTTTCCCAAAAATCTACAAATCTAAGGAACATTTGCCATACATGAGAGGGCATTTTAGGATTACCATCTTTATACAAAAATGTAATTTCTTCCCCATTTAACCAGTCTTCAATCATTTCATGGACTTGTGTTCCTTCTTCTGCTGCTTTCTTAACAATCCATTCCGCACTATAACCTACTTTTTTAAGCCAATCTTCAAAATATTTACCTTTTGGGTAAGAATTTAAAACATGAGTTACTGAGGGGTAATAATTACTATTACGTCTATAATACCTTGAATCAGGCATTGTAACTTGTTGATAATCATCTGAAATTTCTAATAATCTTTTGTATGATTTTTTGATCATATTGATAGTTTTTGTTCCATTAAATCATAGTAGGTTAATGGTAACGTTGTTTGTATTAGTTTTGTGAAATTTTCAAAACCCATTTCACTCGGATCCTTATCTTGTAAATCTACAAGATAGACTTCTTTGCCTTCTGCCATTAACTTTTCACAGAACTTCAAAGCTTGTTTGATCGCATCCCTATCTAATGCAATATAAATTTTATCTACTACAGATGTAACTATTTTTTTCATTAAGTTATTCTGTATATTTTTCCCTAATAAGGGAATTGCGTTTCTTTTTATAGCTAAAGCATCAAATAACCCTTCACATAATATAATAGGTACATTCCAATTAATCATATGTTCATTAGGTATTATATCTCTTGATACTTGTGGATTTCTATATTTAATGTATGGTTCCTTTTCAAATGAGCGAGCAGTAAAGTAGTTTAACTTACCTTCTACATCATAGGTGGGTATTATTACCATATTTTTATATAAACCTGCTTTACAATAACCTATATTATATTTGAGAATATCGTATTTACTCACGTGTCTATTATTTAGGTACGCGAGCGCGTGTCTAGCCATTATATCGCTGTTATTAACGTTATTTAGGCTAATATATTCGTCAGGTAGTTTGATTGTTGCTACATCTACCTTTTCTGTGTATGAAGTATAATTTACTTCTTTACTTATAGTTTTAGCTTCACTTATTTTATCAGAAGAGGCACCTGCTTGTCTAAATAGTAAACTAATAGATTTACCTTTTTTACCACATACCCAACAATGCCAAGGGTTATGACCCTCTTTATTTTCAGTAAAATTAATTTCTAATTTAGGTTTATGGTGGTTACAGTGGGGACATTTATATGCCATGTTACCTCGAGCAGTTTTTTTACCTGTACCTAATACAGAATTAACTAATGTTACTAATGTATGATTAACCATTTTGTAATTGAGTTAAAACTTTATATAAATCTAGTCCCGTTAAATTTTGCTTAAAGGAATCGGCGTTCCATGTAGAATAGTGAATTTGATCTTTAGTAATTAAGTGAGATTTGGGGTAATTTTTAAATGATTCTTTCCAACAATCCTGTGCTTTAGATGTTGCCATATCCCAAAATTCATTTTTCCATTTACTACCAGCTAAATAATGTAACATAATCATGTCTTGAGTTTCTTTTAAAAAATTGGTATATGATTTATTATGTGTATCCGTTTCAAAATGGCCTTCGATTATTCCTTTAGTTAATTGGTTATTTTTAATAATAATATTAACAGAAGTTGCCTCCATAGGTTCTAGAAAAAATGAGGCATTACCATTATATGATATTTTATCTGTAAAATTTTCTTTTCTATAATAATTAGAAAAGTTTATTAGTTTTGGAGTACTATAATTAGTTAAAACTAAACTATAATCATGGATAATACGTTCCCAATCTTCACTTATTTCATCTACTGTAGTTATATTACTATTGAATAAATATCCTATTGAGCATCTATTTTTAAGTGGAATACAAAAAACCCACCCATAAGGACGAGCAATAGCTAAAGTAGATTTAAATTGTGGGTAATCCCAACTACACTGTCTAATATAAGCAGAGTTAACTGGTATGTATTTGGCTAATTCAAATTCATTATTAATTATAGGTGTTCCACTACAATCTATAGTATAATCACTATTAAGGGATTTAGAAGAAACATGTTGGTCTATTATATTAACTTTATATTTTAAATTTTCAAATATAAGGTTTTGAAATTTATTTGAATTAAAATGTAAAGACATAGTCCCTAAATTAAACCAATGTGTAAAATTTTGATTCCCCCAATTATCTTTAATAATTCCCTCTTTATAATACCCATCAATTCTATCTAGGTTATTATAATTTAAATCAGTATGTTTATCTAAAAATCTACAAAATTCCATATCTGCTCCTTCACCTACAGAAGCTGCGGATATGGATGAATCATGATACCAATCAACTTCGTAACCAGAATTTGACATATCAAGAGCAGTTATACAACCTGCTGTACCTTTTCCTATTACTGATACTTTTTTACTCATACCATATAATATACGAACTTATTTTCGCTCAACCACGAGATCTTCGAATTTTATGTCCGCTAAATCTTTTGTAAAGAATTTACCTAGAATATTATCATTAAAGAATTCATCTGGTTTTTCTAGGACTTGATATAACATTTGGTATTTAATTTCAAAATAGGTAAGTTGTTTTTTAGTCTCTACACATTTCAAAATGGTACGCTCAAATTCATCTTTTTTACCTTCAACTAATAATTTTTTAATATCTTTTTGGGAACCATAATATTTAAGCCAATCTGATTCTTTGACTATTAGTTTATATGAAGGTCGTCTACCAACTACCCCCGTTAGAGCAGCAAGTTCTTTCTTACCTAGTTTTTTCTTTTGATTATGAAATAATACTTTCTTTCCAATATAAGATTTACCCGTAGGTTTATGTGTTGTTATATAAACAAAACCAAAGGTCTTATCTGGGAATTGAGTGATATCATTTATTTCATGTTGTTTGTATATCCAATTCATATATATATGTTAGAGACCGCAAAGGTAAGTATTAGTTACAACTCCCGAAGAGTTAGTACGAAGATAACCAAACTGATTTGTTCTATTATACCCAGCATTTCCTCCTCCTATAACAGTAGTTCCCCCACTGTTAGTATAAATGGTATCACCAACTGTTGGAATATTTCCACTCCCATCATGATAATATGTTACATTTAAAGTTGAATTACATATAAATTTGGTTCCGGTTTGGAATGCGCCTCCTGTATAAGAAGTTAAGTTAGAATACCCATAAAAGTCACTATATGCATCTGGTGCTGTAAAACTTGCGGAATCTGCCATTCCACCTAGTGATATATTAGTTGATGCTGTTCCTAATTCAGCTGAGATTTGGCTTCCGCTTATGGGTCCTAATGATGGTAATGGCATGCTTATATATTTTTATTATAAATATTGTAAACCAAAATCTCTAATATTTTCAGAGATTATTTCTTTAAAATTTTGTGGTATATCTTTTAATTTTCCTAATTCTAAAAATAAAGATTTAGATTGATCTCTTTTACCTATATACCACCCTGTAAATGCTTTTTGAAAATCAAACACAAAGTCACCCGGGTATCCTATGTCATAGGTTAATGGAGTATTTTCTTTAATATTATCTTTACCTAAACAGGCGTACATATAAGATATCATCCATTCTTTTCTATTGCTATGCCATATACTTAAATGATAATAAGCTTCGGGTCTATTAGGTGCATAGGCAATAGCAGCTTGGAGTTGTCCTTGTTCCCACTCAAGTCTTCTTGTAGTTATATTTAATTGCTTCCACGTTTTTAGAAAACAATTATAAGCCATTTTAGGGTCACTATCATGTAACAGTTCAGCTGCTCTTAAAAAGTAAGAATGTGCTGCTGCTCCCTGTCCTATTTTTTCATATTCTTCACCTAACTTAGCATTTATATATGCGTCTTGAGGTGTTTGAATGTAATTATGTAATTGTTTTTGTAATTCTTTCATTCTTCCCATTCTAATTTATCTAATAAATTTACAGGCATTTTTAAAGCATATGCCGCATTATCCTGAAATCCATATGTTATAATAAAATTATCATTTTTAATTGCTAATCCAGTATTAAACTCTACCATAGCATCCATAAATTTAAATATCTTAGATATTGATTTTAAATTCCAATCTTTATCCCAAATTAGAAACCTATGATAATAATGAGCATCCTTATGCCCCCCAGGGTGGTGAAAAAAATCTACCTCATGTGTTATACATATTCTATCGCCTCCATTACCAAAAGGTATAACTTGAGAACTACCTCTAATACCTAATGGTCCATTAAATTTTTCTTTTTTATTAATAACTGTTGTACTAGATACTTTATTTAAAATACCCTTTAATACTGCTTCTTTATATTTATCTTTTAAATTTACTTTAACTACCTCAACCGGATTAGACCACCTAACAAAATGAAAAGGCATATCCATAACAGGCATCCAATTTTTTTCTAAATAAGTATCTTTTGTTGGTGGGTCAACTCTATCTCTAGTTAGTTCTATGGCGTGGTCTTTAGTCCAATCTATCTCACAAAGTTCCATTCTACCTTCACCATTGGGTTTTACATCTCTTCTTACACCACATATATAAAATTTACTATCCCATCGCATTACTCTAGCATCTTCTAAACCATGGAAATCCCATATGGGAGGAATATCATTTTTAGATGTATCTACTTTTTGGTATGATTCTACCTCTAAAGTATCATCATTTAATTTACATAAGTAATTTCCTGTTATTAAATGAACATCATCTTCAGGGTTTAGATAAGCTAAACATCCCCATTTACAATAAAAATTTTGGTTAAATTCTGCATGGTATAAGGTATAATGAACATGTCTAATGTTGGCTAATATATCCCCATTATCATCTATAAAAACAGAAACATTGCAAAGACCAGTACCATCTGTTAATTCACTTGGTATTATAAGAGGAGTTATTGTTCCTCCATTATCTAAAACTATTTTGGCTAAATTATTTATCATTAAAATTCATGAGTTTAATTTCATGTTATTATAATATAATAAAGATTTTTGGCTATACCAAATTTATTTTGATTCTAAAACTTTTATTTTATTTTTTAGTGAATCTATTTCTAGTTTTAATTCTTTTATTGCCTCAAGAAGTATAGGTGCTATACCTTGATGTCTCATTGATAGCATACCATTTTCATTTTCTCTTACAAGTTCTGGTATTACTTTCTGTACATCCTGAGCTATAAACCCTACATCTTCTTTTAATTTTAATATGCTATCACTTTCTTTCCAATCAAAAGTAACACCTTGAAGTTTCATTGCTTTTTCTAAAGCTAACTCAATAGGTTTAATATTTTCTTTTAATCTGATATCTGATGGAGATCCATATGCTATTATATCCGCTGCTGCTGTTAATGTACCTGTACCACCAAATTCAAATTTATTATTCCCACCATTTAATATAAAAATATCATCACCATCCCCATTAATATAAGCACCACCTCCTACTTCATCTATATCTCCTATTCTGAAGGTTCCTGTTGAAGGTGAAACTAAAAGACCACGATCTCCTGAATCCTCCACCTCTAAGATACCATCTAAAACTAAATTAGTTCCATTAAATGTTAAATTACTTTCACCAGAAATTATGGAATTGGAAGAGGTTCCTGTAATTATTCTATGATTACCTGCGTTTTGATATGTTGTTATACCAGCATTTGAACCTGTAGCACCTTTTTGGCCTGTTGTACCTTGTGAACCTGTTGATCCCTTAGAACCACCACCACCTTGTGAACCAGTAAAACCTTGAATACCTTGTGAACCTGTTGATCCCTTAGAACCACCTCCACCTTGTGAACCTGTTATACCTTGTATACCTTGTGAACCAGTAGCACCTTTTTGTCCTGTTGTTCCCTGAGAACCTGTAGCACCTTTTTGACCTGTAGCACCCTTTTGTCCGGTTGTACCTTGAGCACCACCACCACCTTGTGAACCAGTAAATCCTTGAGTACCTTGAGCACCACCTCCACCTGTTGCACCTGTTTGACCTTTTTGTCCTTTTTGTCCTGTTGTACCTTGAGCACCTTGTCCTCCTGTACCACCAGTAAATCCTTGAGTACCTTGAGCACCACCTCCACCTGTTGCACCTGTTTGACCTTTCTGTCCTTTTTGACCTTTAGCACCACCACCACCTTGTGAACCTGTTATACCTTGTATACCTTGTGAACCAGTAGTACCTTTTTGGCCTGTAGTACCTTGAGAACCTGTAGCACCTTTAGCACCTTGTCCACCTGTACCACCAGTAAATCCTTGGATACCTTGTGAACCTGTTGCTCCTTTTTGCCCTGTTGTTCCTTGAGAACCAGTAGCACCTTTTTGGCCTGTTATACCTTGAATACCTTGTGAACCAGTAGCACCTTTAGCACCTTGTCCACCTGTACCACCAGTAAATCCTTGGGTACCTTGAGCACCACCTCCACCTGTTGCACCTGTTTGACCTTTTTGTCCTTTTTGTCCCGTAAATCCTTGTATACCTTGTGAACCAGTTGAACCTGTATTACCAACTTCACCTTTTTGTCCTTTTTGTCCAGTAAATCCTTGTATACCTTGTGAACCAGTTGAACCTGTATTACCATTTTGACCCTTTTGTCCTTTTTGACCTTGAGCACCAGTATTACCTGTTATACCTTGAATACCTTGAGAACCTGTATTACCTGTTTGTCCTTTTTGTCCTGTGCCACCTGTAAATCCTTGAATACCTTGTAAACCTGTTGAACCAGTATTACCCTTAGCACCTTGTCCACCTGTACCACCAGTAAATCCTTGGATACCTTGTGAACCTGTTGCTCCTTTTTGCCCTGTTGTTCCTTGAGAACCAGTAGCACCTTTTTGGCCTGTTATACCTTGAATACCTTGTGAACCAGTAGCACCTTTTTGTCCCGTTGTACCTTGTGAACCAGTTGTACCTTGAGCACCTTTAGCACCCGTTGTACCTTGAGTACCTATTTCACCTTTTTGTCCTTTTTGACCTGTAGTACCCTGAGAACCAGTAGCACCTTTTTGACCTGTTGTACCTTGTGAACCTGTATTACCAGTTGAACCTTTATCTCCTCTATCACCTGTAGCAACAAATGATACAATTACATCTTCATTATTTGAGAAGGGGGATGCAGTAGATGATGCTTGTTCATCTATAAATACTGTCCACCAACCTGTATTATTAGTTAAATCAGATATACTGAATAATATATATTGTGTAGCGTCTGTTCTATTTGATAATCTAACATGACCCTTAATAGCAGATGTAACAGCATCTATTGATTGTAAAAAATCGTCTATATTACTGGCATTATCGTCAGTTGAGTCAATAAACATTTTTCCTGCTGTATTCTGGGTTGTAGAATTTAATCTTACTTTACCAGTTCCTGGGTCAGCATCACTTGTACTTGAAGAGAATGTATAATCGAATGTAGCACCACCAAATGAACCATCTGTTCCTTGAGCACCTATTTCACCTTTTTGTCCTTTTTGTCCAGTTGCACCTTGTGAACCTGTGGTACCTTTTTGTCCTGTTGTACCTTGAGCACCTATTTCACCTTTTTGTCCTTTTTGGCCTGTAATACCTTGGGCACCAACTTCACCTTTTTGTCCTTTTTGTCCTGTTGTACCTTGTAAACCGGTAGCACCTGTTATACCTTGGATACCTTGAGAACCTGTTGCACCTTTTTGACCTGTTGTACCTTGAGTACCGATAATACCTTGAATACCTTGAGAACCTGTTGCTCCTTTTTGTCCGGTTGTACCTTGAGAGCCTGTTGCACCTGTTATACCTTGTATACCTTGTGAACCAGTAGCACCTTTTTGTCCTGTTGTACCTTGTGAACCTGTAGCACCTGTTATACCTTGGATACCTTGAGAACCCGTTGCACCTTTTTGGCCTGTTGTTCCTTGAGCTCCAATTTCACCTTTAGCACCTGTTGTACCTTTTGTTCCTGTAATACCTTGTGTTCCTGTGGTACCTTGAGCACCCTCTTCACCTTTAGTACCTGTAATACCTTGTGAACCAATTATACCTTGTGCACCAATTTCACCTTTTTGTCCTTTTTGACCTGTTGTACCTTGAATACCTTGTACTCCTTGAGCCCCAACTTCACCTTTCTGTCCTTTTTGGCCTGTTGTACCTTGAGAGCCTATTGCACCTGTTATACCTTGAATACCTTGTGAACCTGTAGCACCTTTTTGACCAGTAATACCTTGAATACCTTGTGAACCAATAGTACCTTGAGCACCAATTTCACCTTTTTGTCCTTTTAAACCAGTAATACCTTGAGTACCAATTGCACCCTGAGATCCAACTTCACCTTTTTGGCCCGTTGTACCTTGAGCACCTAATGCACCTTTTTGGCCTGTTAAACCAGTTATACCCTGAATACCTTGAGCACCAATTTCACCTTTATCACCTTTTACTCCAGTAATACCTTGAGTACCCGTTGTACCTTGAGCACCTATTTCACCTTTTTGTCCTTTTTGACCCGTTGCTCCTTTTTGACCAGTTGTTCCTTGAGAACCTGTTGTACCTTGTATACCTTGAGTACCTGTTGTTCCTTGAATTCCTTGTGAACCTGTAGCACCTGTACTACCTTTATTACCTTGGTCACCATTTATAGAAATTGAAAAAAATGTATTATCTCCATTATTTAAATTAGACCAACCATTTTTGTCAATATGAGTAATACTTAAAGTTCTCCAACTACCATTATCGGTTTGTGATGTAACATAGAAAGTATCATAATATTGTGGGTTAGCAGTTTGTCTAATTGCTACTACGGATTTATTTGAATTTGTAGAAGAAGTTAACTCATCTAATAAACTTATTATACCTAATCCATCTGAATCTGTTTCACTAACATAAACAGCTGTAGCAGTAGCAGGATCAGTACTATTAAATTTTAAATTACCAGAGCCTGGGTCTGAATTTGTAGTTGCAGTTAAATAATTTATTGAAAATCCTGTTGTGTTTATTCCTGTTGTACCTTGAACACCTTGGATACCTTGACTACCTGTAATACCTTGAATACCTTGAGCACCAACTTCACCTTTTTGTCCTTTTTGACCCGTTGCTCCTTTTTGACCAGTTGTTCCTTGAGAACCTGTTGTACCTTGTATACCTTGGGCACCAGTTGCACCTTTTTGGCCTGTAGTACCTTGAGCACCAGTAATACCCTGAATACCTTGGATACCTTGTGAACCAATAGTACCTTGAGCACCAGTAATACCTTGTAAACCTGTTTGACCTTTTTGTCCTTTTTGACCTGTTGTACCTTGAAGTGATAGGTTTGATCTTTTATATATATTCCCGTTACTATCTTGTACTAAAATATCATTTACTGTAGTTGAAGAGGGAGTTGATGATAAGTTTAATGTGTTTAGAGTTGCGTCTGATCCGCTAACTATAAGTTTCTTCCAGTTTGGCATGTTAATATGTTTTATTATGGTTGGTTACTCAAAATGAGTCCACTTCCGTTATGGCCTATAATACCCTTATAAATATGAGAGTAATATGGAATAGTCACTAAGAAAAAATATGTTTTAAAAACTAGATGTAAATTGGTATACAACTGAAACAAAACCACTTCCAGGGTTAAAATTATATAAACCAAAAAAGGTTTCATTATCTGGGGTTTTGCCAATATATGATTTAGTATCAAGATTATTTTGTCCATCAACTTGATCTCCAGGTATCTCAATACCATTTTTTAGAATACGTCCACTTTTTCCAGCTGTTACGAAAGTTACGTATTTGGAACTATTATAACTAAAACTACAAATTGATAATTGGGTTGTTCCTCCAGTATCTTCAGAAACAATAGTTCCATACGAGCTTAAATCAAAAGCCGTTGATAAGGGTAGTTTATATAAATTAACATTATTACCACTTGGTGATGAACCAGCAGAGAAATATATATTTAATCCATTTTCGTCAATTGCAAAAGCTCTTCTAGTGTTAGTTCCAATGTTGCTATCTAAAGTAGAAAAAGCAACATATTCATCATAAGTTGATGACATTGTAGATGTATCCCAGGCAGTTGTAAGATTATATTGATATATACCTGTAGTTTGCCCAGCTAAGCTCTCTCTCATTAGAGCAAATACTTTTGTACCTGTAGGATTAAATTGAAAACTTAAAATATGCTTATCAAGGGTAGTACCTGTAGTTGAAAATGTAAAACCATCACTTACATCTCCTGTTGTATTAAAATCATATACATCTATACGTTTAGTATTATTTGGGGCAAAAAACATTTCTGTTTGATTAGAATTAACATCTATATCAATAGAATTTATACTACTAGTAAAATGTAATGATTCTGTAAAATCATCCCATTCTACTTCACCACCAGATGGCCCACCAACACCACCAGATTGTAGTACTCTAAAGAAATTTATATTACTCATTTATTTTTCTTCTCAGTTCTTCTATTTCACCTTGCTGTTCTTTAATAGCTTCAATTAATAAAGCAACTATTTTTTCGTATTTAACTGCTTTGTATCCGTTATCCCTTGTAGTAACCAATTCAGGTAATATAGTTTCAATTTCTTGAGCTATTACTCCTATATCTTGTCCTTTATTACCATGTATGGTTTTTTCTTCTTCTTCTGATAGTGGAATCCAATCAAAACATACACCATTTATTTGTTTTACTTTATCTACAGCCCATGGAATAGGTCTTATATTTTCTTTTAATCTTTTATCTGATGAAGCGTATGCTACTATATCATTAGTTGCTGTAATCCTACCTGCTGTATTATTAATTGGAGCTCCAGTACCTACTCCTAATGATCCTGTAATAACAAATTTATCTATGGTAAATCCTGGGTCAGGAAGGTAATTAAAAGTATCTATAGATTTAATTGAATTAGAACCTGCATATGCTGCAAATTCATTACTTGTACCAGATGAAGGAGTAACTACTACATCATCACCTTCTACATTTAAAATCCCAGCGGATCCTCTAGAGAGTGTTGTATCTGAAGTGTTTCCAAGATCAATTTGTTTAGATACAAATAAACCTCCATTAACATCACCAAATGTTAAACCTGATTCAGCTACCATTCCACCACTACCATCGGATGTTAATACTTGATTATTAGATCCTGGAGTTGATGAGCCTGCACCTGTTGTACCTTGTATACCTTGAGCACCTTGAGCACCTGTTCCTGTTGCACCTTGTGCACCTTTAGTACCTGTACCTGTTGTACCTTGTATACCTTGAGCACCTTGAGCACCTTGAGCGCCTGCACCTTGAGCACCTTGAGCACCTTTTGCACCTGTTATACCTTGAGCACCTGATGCTCCTCCTGGGATTGACCAGTAATAACTAGTACCGTCATAATAAACACCTAATACATCAGTACCACCACTTGTTGTTGTTGTAGTATATGAACCCCCACCTATTATAACAGATCCACCAGGTAGTGTTACAGTATATGTTGTACCTGATCCTTGTTCAACTAATAGTACACCTGTATCACCTGTTACCCAACCTGACATTGCTAATGTTTTATCACCATTTAAGGTAACTTTAGCATTTGAACCTAATGATGGGTTAAATGTAATTGTAGATGTTGCATTACTTAATGTTTGTTGGTCAATAGTTATTTTACCATCAGACATTTGTAAATCATTATCCATTACAACATCTTTAGAAATAGTAACATCAGTAGCATCGTATTTTATTACTTCTGTTGTTGTACCACCTGGAGTTTTGGATATAAATTTAAATTTACCAAAATTTGTTCCAGTATCTCCTTGAAATGTAAAATCTGTATTATCAGCACCATTACCTTGTATTTTAACACCATTAGCTCCATCTCTATAAATATTTAATTCACCATCAGTTCCACTTGCACCTTTTATACTAAGATTACTAGTACTAAATGTTAAATTTCCTTCGGCAATGATTCCACCATTCCCATCAGATGTTAATACTTCATTATTATTTCCAGGTGCTGTAGGATTAGTTCCTTGTGCACCTTTAGTACCGGTAATACCTTGTAAACCTTGTAAACCTTGTGATCCTGTTATACCTTGTAAACCTTGTGATCCTACTTCTCCTACACCTGTTGTACCTTGTATACCTTGAGTACCCTGAATGCCTTGTAAGCCTTGTAAACCAGTATTACCTGTTATACCTTGTGCTCCTTTAGTACCTGTTGAACCTTGTACGCCTTGTGCACCTTGTGCTCCTTTAGTACCAGTAATACCTTGTAGACCTTGTAGGCCTTGTTCACCCGTTATACCTTGTAAACCTTGTAAACCAGTAGTACCCGTTATACCTTGTGTACCTTGAGCTCCTTTAGTACCAGTAATACCTTGTAAACCTTGTAAGCCCTGTTCACCAGTTATACCTTGTAAACCTTGTAAACCTTGTTCACCTGTTATACCTTGTAAACCTTGTAGACCTTGCTCACCAGTAATACCTTGCAAACCTTGCAAACCAGTATTACCTGTTATACCTTGTGCACCTTGAGCTCCTTTAGTACCAGTAATACCTTGTAGACCTTGTAGGCCTTGTTCACCCGTTATACCTTGTAGACCTTGTAGGCCTTGTTCACCCGTTATACCTTGTAAACCTTGTAAACCAGTATCACCTGTTATACCTTGTAAACCTTGTAAGCCTTGTTCACCTGTTATACCCTGTAGACCTTGTGCGCCTACTTCTCCTTTTTCTCCTTTTATACCTTGTAAACCTTGTAGACCTTGTTCACCGGTAATACCTTGTAAACCTTGCAAACCAGTATTACCTGTTATACCTTGCAAACCTTGCAAACCAGTATCACCCGTTATACCTTGTAAACCTTGCAAACCAGTATTACCTGTTATACCTTGTAAACCTTGTAAGCCTTGTTCACCCGTAATACCTTGTAAACCTTGTAAACCAGTATCACCTGTTATACCCTGTAAGCCTTGTAAGCCTTGTTCACCTATTATACCCTGTAGACCTTGTGCGCCTACTTCTCCTTTTTCTCCTTTTATACCTTGTAGGCCTTGTGCACCTTTTTGTCCTGTTGAACCTTGTACGCCTTGAGCACCTTGTGCACCTTTAGTACCTATTATACCTTGTAGACCTTGCAAACCTTGTTCACCTGTTATACCTTGTAAACCTTGTAAACCAGTAGTACCCGTTATACCTTGTGTACCTTGAGCTCCTTTAGTACCAGTAATACCTTGAGTACCTTGAGCACCTTTAGTACCTGTTATACCTTGTAAACCTTGTAAACCAATATCACCTGTTATACCTTGAGTACCTTGAGCACCTTTAGCACCTGTTATGCCTTGTAAACCTTGTAAACCAGTATTACCTTGTATACCTTGTAGGCCTTGTGGACCTTGAGTACCTTGAGCACCTTTTTGTCCTGTATCTCCTCTATCACCTACAGTTGTAAATGATATTAAAATATCCTGATTGTTTATAAATGCACTTCCTCCTGATGATGATATTGTATCTAAATCTAATGTCCACCAACCTGTATTGTCAGTTAAATCATCTATTGGATATAATAAGAATTGAGTAGAATCTGTTCTACTTGCTATTCTCATATGCCCCTTAATAGCTGAAGTTACGGCTTTAATTGATAATAAAAATGATTGAATTGAATTACTATTATCATCTGTAATATCAATATAGGCTTCAGCTGCTGATGTTTGAGTTGAGTTACTTAATCTTATTTTACCTGTTCCTGGATCTGAGTTTGCTGTTGAAGTGTCAAATGTATAATCAAATGAAGCACCACCAAATGAACCTTCTGTTCCTTGAGTACCTTTTTCACCTGTTATACCTTGTAGACCTTGTAGACCTTGTAAGCCTGTATTACCTTGTAAACCTTGTAGACCTTGTAAGCCTGTATTACCTTGTAAACCTTGTAAACCTTGTAAACCTTGCTCACCAGTAATACCTTGTAGACCTTGTAAGCCTGTATTACCTTGTATACCTTGTAGGCCTTGAGCACCTTGCTCACCAGTAATACCTTGCAAACCTTGCAAACCTTGCTCACCAGTAATACCTTGCAAACCTTGCAAACCTTGCTCACCAGTTATACCTTGTAGACCTTGTAAACCTTGTAAACCAGTATCACCTGTTATACCTTGTGTACCTTGAGCTCCTTTAGTACCAGTAATACCTTGTAAACCTTGTAAACCTACTTCTCCTTTTTGTCCTTTTACACCTTGTAAACCTTGTAAACCAATATCACCAGTTATACCTTGTAAACCTTGTAAACCAGTATCACCTGTTATACCTTGTAAACCTTGTAAACCTTGTTCACCAGTAATACCTTGTAAACCTTGTATACCTTGTTCACCCTTTATACCTTGTAAACCTTGTAGACCTTGTTCACCAGTAATACCTTGTAGACCTTGTAAGCCCTGCTCACCTGTTATACCTTGTAGACCTTGTAAACCAGTATTACCAGTTATACCTTGTAGACCTTGTAAACCTACTTCTCCTTTTTGTCCTTTTACACCTTGTAAACCTTGTAAACCAATATCACCAGTTATACCTTGTAAACCTTGTAAACCAGTATCACCTGTTATACCTTGTGTACCTTGAGCTCCTTTAGTACCAGTAATACCTTGTAAACCTTGTATACCTTGTTCACCCTTTATACCTTGTAGACCTTGTAAACCAGTATTACCCGTAATACCTTGTAGACCTTGTAAGCCCTGCTCACCTGTTATACCTTGTAGACCTTGTAAACCAGTATTACCAGTTATACCTTGTAGACCTTGTAAACCAATATTACCTTGTAAACCTTGTAGACCTTGTAAGCCTTGTAAACCTTGCTCGCCTGTTATACCTTGTAAACCTTGTAGACCTTGTTCACCAGTAATACCTTGTAAACCTTGTAGACCTTGTTCACCAGTAATACCTTGAGTACCTTGAGCACCTTTGGTACCTGTTATACCTTGCAAACCTTGTAGACCTTGTTCACCATTAATACCTTGCAAACCTTGCAAACCTTGCTCACCAGTAATACCTTGAGTACCTTGAGCACCTTTGGCACCTGTTATACCTTGTAGACCTTGTAAGCCCTGCTCACCTGTTATACCTTGTAGACCTTGTAAACCAGTATTACCCGTAATACCTTGTAGACCTTGTTCACCAGTAATACCTTGTAAACCTTGTAAGCCTTGAGTACCAGTAATACCTTGTAGACCTTGTAAACCAATGTCACCTGTTATACCTTGCAAACCTTGAGTACCAGTAATACCTTGGGTACCTTGAGCTCCTTTATCACCTGCATCACCCGTTACTTGAAAAGAAACTATTATGTCATCTCCATTAGCAAATGGACTTGATGTAGAAGATGCTTCTGAGGATATAGTTAAAATATACCAGGCATTTGTATCTTGTCCTGCTACTGTAGTAATTTGATATAATATAAAATCGTCAGTATTACCTTTTTCTGATATTCTAACGTGTCCTTTTATTGTAGATGAAGCATTATCAATAGTTGTCATAAATTGAACAATGCTGTTTCCATTGTCATCCGTGGCATCTAAATATAAGCTTGTTGCGGCATTTTGAGTTGAATTATTTAATTGAACAATCCCTGTGCCTGGATCTGTTGGTGGAGAAGGTACTGTTGTACTAAATGTATAATCAAAAGAAGCACCTCCAAAGTTACCTGCTGTACCTTGTGAGCCCTTTTGACCATCAGTACCTTGTATTCCTGTTATACCTTGTAAACCTTGAGTACCAGTATTACCTTGTATACCTTGTAAACCTTGCGATCCTACTTCTCCTACACCTGTTGTACCTTGTATACCTTGAGTACCAGTAATACCTTGTAGACCTTGTAAACCAGTATTACCAGTTATACCTTGTAGACCTTGAGTACCAGTAATACCTTGTAAACCTTGTAAACCTTGTAAACCAGTATTACCCGTTATACCTTGAGTACCTTGAGCACCTGCTCCAGATATATCTATCCATTGTGAACCTGATACTGTAGAAGATAAAACTTGACCTAATATTCCAGGAGATTCGTCTGTATCGTATATTGATTTTGAGACTAAAAGAGACCCACTAATATTTGTATCGTTATCTACCCCTAGGGTTTCAAGTAAAGCGTTTGATCCACTTACTATTACTTCTCTCCAATTTGCCATATTTTATTATATATAATGATAAATATTAAAAGAATATGGTTAATTAACCTTCTATAGGAGGAGGAGTGGGCTGAGAATTTAAATGTTCTTCAATTTGAGCTATTTGTTCCTGAAGTTTTAATTGTAAAGTTCCAATAAACATAGCGTCTACTCCCTTAATACTAATTTCTTTAATTCCTACTAATAAAGCTTTTATTTCTCTTAATGATAAGTCTTCTAATGTGTATATATCCATAACTATTTATTTTTAAATTTTTCTAAATCAAGATACATTTTTTGTAATTTTAAAGTTAAATTATAAATTTCTTCCATTTCTCCTCCTGTAAAGGTTGATTTCCGGATTATATTTAACATAAATAATATCTCTTCTCTAGTAAGAATTGGCAGACCCGCTAATGGGTCTGCCTCTCCTATTCTTGTATTACCTGCTTTAAAACCCATTTACTTATTCTTATGAATAAATGTAAATGTCTTCGTTATCTGCTACAAATATGTTACCTTTCTTCTGGAATTTAGCAACTACTGCTGTTGGAACATCTATTCCTGTTGCACCTTCTACTACCAATGACATAAATGAGTCTGGTGTATAAGCTTCTGTACTTGGATCAAATGAACCTGTTGTACTCCATCTTGTTGTTGCTGCATCGTAAGCAAACGCTTCACCATTTGCAGGACCATCTTGTTGTACTACAATACCACCATCTCCAACTGCGGTTGAACCTGATGCCATTCTAATAAATCTATCAGCTACATCTAAATTCTGAGTGTTTTGGAAACTTGCTGTACCTGCAACTGTTAAGTTACCTGATACTACTGCGTTTCTTCCAATTTGAACATCTCTTGTTACAGTTAAATCTTGTCCGATTGTTACATCATCTGGTAAACCAATTGTTAAAGCAATATTTCCACCAATTGCTTGAGCGGAAGTATCTGATACTGTAATTTCATTTGTTGTACCTGCGAATGTTGCAGTTGTATCTCCTTCTACTGCCGTGTTAGCAGTTGAGCCATAATCTACAGCTATTGTTGGAGTTGAACCTTCACCCGTATTGGATCCAATTGTTACACCAGTTCCAGATCCAAGTGTAGCAACATAGTTACCTGTTGTATCAGTTCCTAAAGCAACTGAATTTGCGGCAACACTTGCTGCTTCTGTTGCAGTGGCAGCGTTACCTGTTGTATCTTGATTAAAGGTTGGGAAAGTATTTCCTGCACCTGTTAAATCTTTGTTTGTTAATGCTTGTGTAGCAGCTAATTGAACAATATTACTATTTGTAATACTTGCTATTTTAGTAGCTGTATCAGCATTACCAGTTAAAGCACCTACAAATGCTGTAGAAGTTACACTTGTTAATCCTGCAATTGTAGTTGTTGCTGCCGCACCTAATGTAACATCTGTTGTACCTAAAGTAATGCCATCATTTGCTAATTTAGCATTTGTTACTTCACCATCTGCTATAGCTGCTGTTCCAACTGCGTCATCTGCAATTTGTGTTGCTGTAATTCCATCATCTGATACTTTTACACCACCTGCTCCTACTGTTAAGGTAGAACCATCTGCTTCTACTGCAACTAGGATACCTGCTGTTCCTCCATCATAAGAGAAATCTGCAATACCATTTCCATCCGCTAATGGGTTTGGAACGGCGTCAGATCCTGATACTACTCCTGAACCAGATAATATTGTAGCTGCTGTTATTGACCCTCCTAATGAAACATCAGTACCTGCAATTGTAATACCATCATTTGCTAACATTGCATTACTAACACCACCTGCTTTTATATTTATGGTATCTGTAGTAATTTCAAGTGAAGTACCATCTACATTTACTGCTAATGCTGATCCAGCACCACCTGATAAACCTGCTCCTGCTACTGAAGATGCAATTTGAGTTGCTGTAATTCCAGCATCTGCTACTTTTACACCACTTGCTCCAACATCTAATGTTGAACCATTTGCTTGTACTGCAAATGTTGCTGCTGCTGCTCCATCGTAAGGACCACCTGTTAAACCATTACCTGATGTTAAATCTGGAAGGTTTGTTGTTCCAATAAATGAACCGCTGAATGAACCAGTTGCTGTAACACCGGTAAGTGTTAAACCTGCTAATGTAGTTGCAGTTGTACCTAAATCTACTTCTGTAGAACCAAGTGTTACACTATCATTTACTAACTGAGAATTTGCAATATTTCCTAAAGTACCACCTAATGTGATTACTGGATCAACAGTATCTCCATCTGAAGTTAATGTTAAACCATTTTCAGTTCCAGTTGCTGATACAGTTTGTACTGTACCTGAACCTAAACCTGTTGCAGCAATACTAATACCACCTGCTGAATTTGTTACTGTAATATTTGATCCACCAGTAATAGTTCCTAATACAGGATCTGCTCCTGTAGAACCGATTACTAATTGACCATTCGTAGCTTGAGCAAGAGACGTAAGTGCTCCTGTTCCACTACCTACGACTAGGGCGCCGTCTGTAAAGGTTGCCCCACCTGTACCACCCGATGCTACGGGTAATGCTGTATCTAGGGTTAAGCTAGCTAACGCTGCTGATGATCCGGATACAATTACTTTTTTCCATGTTGCCATTGACTAATTGTTTTTTTTGATTATTATTAAGTTTTGAGAATTTTCTCGTTTATAAATATGCAACCTGTTTTATTTATTAATATTTTTCTAATTTTTTTTAAGTACCTTCAAACCCAAAAAACACAGATTCAGTTGTAAAATACATATGCCCTGGTTCAGGGGTTGGTTCAAAACCATCAGGTTGAACTCTAAATATAGCTATACCTTCACTATCTATTTTAAATAGACTTTGTGTTACCGCAGTTGTATTATTTATTAAGAAATGTTCTTCAGTATCTAATGATATAATACTACTACCTGTTACACTTAAACTTCCTGTTATTTGAGCTGATCCTGTATAAGGAAAACCATCTGATTCTGTAAGTGCTTGATCTATTACTCCTACTACGGTTTGTTGATAACCTGCTACAGTTGAACCTACTGCGGTTCCTGTAATATAACTTGGATCAAATATTGTTACTGCTGAGGCTGTTTCTGATAAAGCTCCAATAGCTAATGTTTGATTTGCAGAGGTAAATAAGGCATTTCCACTATCCGCTTCTGTATCTTCTCCTGCCCATTCTACAAATGCTGATATTTCAGCACTACCTATACTTCTATAAGGTACATCTGTTATTTTATAGTTAAAAAATCTACCGTTAATTTGTGTACCACCAAGTGTAGTTGATGCTTGTCCTATAATAGCATATAATGGGCTTAATGCTTCATCATAATCTGATTCTAAACTACCTGTGATATCATTTACATTAATTAGATTCTGTGGGTCTAAAAATGATGCTGATGAAAAGTAGTATTTACCTGCTGGTAAAGAAGCTCCAAATACATTCGTTACATTACTTGTTGCGTTTTGATCTACTGTTATTTGTGTCGCACTATCTATACTAAGGATTGTAGGATTTGAAGCATACCCTCCACCAAAAGATTGTATGGTCATACCTACTCTTAATAGACTTGGATCTTGAACCCCACTTTGTCCCGTAATCCCTGTAATTCTATCATCTCCTGATGAAATAGTACCATTTATAAATACTATATTATTGTACTGTGGGGTTACATTTGATACCCTACCAATAAAAAGTTGTTTTTCGTATCCGGCCATTATTTTTTATATTTTTTTATTGGTTTTTTAATTAAAATTGAAATCTTATTAAGTTGTTTACTGCCGTTGCTAATCCTCCTAACGTAAACACATTAAAATTAGAAGATGTATTACAAGTAACGGATGGGGATGTTAAAGGTGAACCATTTGATATATTCCAACATGAAATTATTGGTGGGTTTTGATTAGTTATTGACGTATTTGCACCTGCTCCATTTCCTATGCTAGAAGGCATAGTTAAAGTGAAATCTGCAGTAAACTCTGTTCCTCTTGTTACTGTCATTGATAATATTTGTATATTTCCTGCTGAAGGGGATGATACTGTTGCTGTTGTACCTGTAAATGAAGTAACTTTAGCAGCAGGTATGTATGCTGCATCTGCTCCAGTTGCTGCTCCAGATGTAGATGAAGTATAATCAAATTCATTTGTTGAAACATTTGAAACTGTAACATATAAATAACTATCTACTCCTCCTCTTACTACTATAAAATCACCATTTGTTAAACCGTGTGCACTTGATGTAATAGTTACAGTAGATCCTACCCTTGTATAGTCTAAACCTTTAAATACATCTCCAGTAGACATTATTTGAAATTCTCTTGTAGAAGCTACAGGAGAAGCTATATATCTAATCGTATTGCTTATTTCAGGATTTACTCCTCCACCACCTGCACCTGTTATACCTTGAGCTCCTATTATACCTTGAGCACCTTGAGCACCTACACCTTCATTACCCGTTATACCTTGTAAACCTTGTAAACCAGTATTACCCGTTATACCTTGTAAACCTTGTGCTCCTACACCTGTTATACCTTGCAAACCTTGTGAGCCTGCACCTGTTATACCTTGTAGACCTTGTAAACCAGTATCACCTGTTATACCTTGTAAACCTTGTGCTCCCGCACCTGTTATACCTTGTAGACCTTGTAAACCAGTATCACCTGTTATACCTTGTAAACCTTGTAGACCAGTAATACCTTGAGCACCTTGTGTGCCTGCACCTGTTATACCTTGTAGACCTTGTAAACCAGTAATACCTTGAGCACCTTGTGTGCCTGCACCTGTTATACCTTGTATACCTTGAGCGCCATCTGCACCAGTAATACCTTGAATACCTTGAGTACCTTGTGTTCCTGCTCCTGTTATACCTTGTAGACCTTGTAAACCAGTATCACCTGTTATACCTTGTAAACCTTGAATACCCTGTGAACCCGGGTTACCTATTATACCTTGAGCACCTTGAGTACCTTCGCTACCATCTCCACCTATTATACCTTGAGCACCTTGTGAACCAGGGTTACCTATTATACCTTGTGCACCTTGTGCACCTGTACCATCTGCACCTGTTATACCTTGAATACCAATTATACCTTGTGCACCTTGTGCACCTGTACCATCTGCACCTGTTATACCTTGAGTACCTATTATACCTTGTGCACCTTGAGCACCATTTGCACCTTGAGCACCCTTTGTACCTACACCACCTGTTATACCTTGAGTACCTTGTGCACCTTGTGCACCTTGAGCACCATTTGCACCTTGTGGACCTGTTGCACCTATTATACCTTGAGCTCCTTGAGGTCCTGTTGCTCCTGATGCGGATGCTCCTCTAAAAAGTTCTCCATCATCCTTTATTAATAACATTGGATAAGCTTGTTCTCCTGGAGTTGTTGCTTCGTTTTCGTATGCTCCTTTTAAAGTTACAGAGCCTGTGGTTGAAAAAGACCCGGTCATTTTAAATGACCCTGAAAGGTTATATGATGTATTTCTATTATTAGTAAAAGCATCTACTATTTGTTTTACTTGTATTGCTTCTACTGTTTCTCCTGTTTGTATCCCTGCTCCGGATAATGTAGATTCTTGGTCTGCCATGATGTATTGGTATTTATTTTATTATAAATATATAAAAGGTTATTGTCTGTCAATGTTTACTAAAATTGTTGTATCAGTAGTTCTTGATGTAGGAAGTGGCTGTGCCATTTTCCCAATTGCTACTAATTCGTTGCTATTATTGTATAAGCCTACTGTTGTAACATATGGGGAAAAATATGACCCCGTGGCATATGAATAAACAGTACCGTCATTACTAGAACCTGATATAGTGGAGGGATTTAGTGTATAATTAAATTCACTTTCTCCAATAGTACATTTATATTGCGTTTCATAAATAGTAAAAGAAGATGAAAAGGATACAGTTATATTAAGAGTATCTATAAGGTTTTCAACATCATTATTTCCTACTGTTCTTCCACCATATATACCGTCTCCATATTCCGCACTACCCCAATACCCTTCTTCTCCAATTCCTTCTTTTCTACTTCCACCAGTAAAAACAATCATACCTTGCCCATAAATAACATTACCTACTACGGTTACAGTATCATTTATATTTGTTCTTATTAGTTTACCTTCACCATCATCATAATAACTTCCACTGGGGGTAGTGATGTTAATAGAACTAGGTAAAATATAATCTCCAAATAAAGATTTGGGTATTGATATTACTCCTATAGTAGGAGATATTTCTGTGGGTTCACCATAAACATCTTCTCCATATATAGCTTCCCCATATAAGGGACCAAGTAAGGTTCGTGTTGTATAAGAACTAGTTGGCCAATATTTTTCTGGGTTTAAATCAGTTTGATCAAAGTTTTCAAAGGCATTTGAATCTATTATACCATGAGTAGTACCATCTGGGGATATTGATTGTGTATTAGCTATTTGTACCTCGCCATTACTACTTGAGATGTAATTTGAATAATATAATTGTTGAGCAGAATAATATACAGAAGACTGTGAATATTCTGTTATATACCCTGTAGCACTAGAAGTTTGGAATTTTGCTCCTAAAAAACGATCAACCCCTACATCAGAAGCAGTTAAAGCATTTCCAGTAAATGAAAATCCTTTAGTTAGCTCTAAAGGTGATATTATTATATCTTGTGAGTTTAATGTTTTGTAAGCGCCCATTCATTTTTAAAAATCTAGTTTAACTCTAACAAGAGCTTCTTTTGTGAAATCTTTGTTTAAAGGTTTTGATAATTTTGCTACCGCTAACAGTTCATTTGAATCATTATATAATCCAATTGATGTCATATATGTTTGAGGGTTATTAATAAAGTAATTATAAATAACTTCCCCAGTTGATCCTGAAATATATGATGGGTTTTCTGAATAATTGAATTCACTATTTCTTGCTCTAATAAATACAAAATCTGAAGTAATTGTTTCTTCTGAGTTTAATCCAAATGAAGAACCTGTTTTAAAACTGTTAAGTAATTTTACTGGGTTAGTAGGATCGGAAATTGAGTTTAAGTCTTGGTTTGTACCTAAAGATATTCCTCCATCTGCTCCAGATAAATCTAAAGCATCTCCATTTAATAATATTGTTCCAATATCTGGTAAAAATAAACCATATGAACCACTTTTTTCTGTATATCCGGTACCACCTGAACCTGAGTTATATGAAAAACCATCAGATCCACTAATTACTTCATATGCTCTCATTGTACCATAAAAAGTTGGTACAGTAACCATATTTGAATTATCAGTTAAAGTTACTTGTTGATTTGTAGGACCAGTTAATATTACATTTAATGAACCAGGGAATAAAGATTGTTTATAAGCTGATCTTTCTACACTAACAGCATAAATTGAACTACCTGTAACACCTCCAAATACAAAAGATCCATTTTCATCTTCTAATACTAGTGTTCTATATTGCCCATAAATTGTAGAAGCTGGGGATACATTAGGCACTGCTGGTTGATTATAAGCAAGAGCTCCTCCTCCTGTTTCGTTACCATAAGCAATTTCAAATTGGGCTTGTGAACCAGCATCACCCTGTTCAAGGTTATATACTGTTGTATAATATTTTCCTGATTCTGCTACTACTTGACCCGATCTTGTAAAGAAGGTTGTAAGTACTGGTGCGTTATTTGTCCAACAGGTGGAAGTTTGTGCTTGTGCACTTACTACAAAATCATCTGCTTCTAATCTTTTAAATCCCATATCTTTTTTATTATGTTGTTGATTTAGTTATTGTTATTGGAATAGTAATTCTTGCCCCACTATCTAAACCTGTAAATGTTAAAGTACTTAATAAAGTTGCATTTGCCCCAAACAATGTATTTACTGTAGTTGCTCTTAATGTAACCTGTGTACCTGTTATAGTTGAAGAAACATTTGTTCCTAAAGTTGTTGTTGAATTAACATTAGCAGTTGTTGAGGCTGCTGTATTAATACCAGTTGCTTCAAAAGTATTTAATAAACGAACATCTGCAATAGTTACACTATAACCTGATGTTTCAAACACTTGATCATTACCTAAGTAATTTAATGTTTGAGGGGTAATTGCTAATGTAGCACCTTGTTGAAGTGTTACTGCATTATACCCAACATTTAATACTGGTAATTTAGCTGTACCTCTTGGTAGTGTTGCTAATTTATATTTCATTATTTGTGATTCAAGAGGAAATGCTTCTAATAAAGGCATTCCATCTATAGCTTCACCATAAAACTGTGAACCAGAAGGGTGTGATGGATTATAAAGTGTATAATCTATTTCATCATCTGCTAAAGCAAATTGTGTGATTCTAAATGAACCGTCGTTAGCTGCTAACAATTCTCTACCTTTTGTTGTTAAGATAGCATCAACTGTTATTACTGAATTGTTTAAATATCCCATTTGTGTTTATTATTATATGTTATAAATATGTTAATCTATTAGTTTGTTGTCCCTTAGTTGGATTAATGCTTCATCTGGTGTAAGTTCTATTTCTTTTATTGGAAAATTTGGAAATAAGAAACCAGAAGGTGTGTTATTTTTCTTTAATAATGGTGAGTACGTTGTTATAATACTTCCAGATTGCTCCTGTGTAGTAAAAGACCCAGTAGCATTTTGTGGGGTAGGAGGTTGTCCCGTATCAGTACCATATACTAAATCTTGATTTTGTGATGGTATGAATTCTCTTTTTATCGGTAATTCAGCATAAGGAAAAGTTTGATTTATTATTATTGATGAAGGTTCAAACCTCCATCTTCTTAATAAAAAGAAATCTTTATTAATAGAAGGATCAACTGATCTGTCTAATAATAATAATAACTGTCTATCATTATTTTCTCTTTCTTCTGGAGTTTTTACTCCTAAAACATTAAATACCTGAGATTCATCGTTAATAAATCGTATTTGATCACCTACTTCTACTGTCCATGGAATGTTAAAATTAGGTATTACAGTATCCTCTGGTTCAAACCCACCTGGAAATCTTGAACTTGGTCCTGGAAGATAATTTAAAGATTGTTGTGATCTACCTGAATTATAATAATCATTTCCAAAAGGTTGTGGAGAATATGTTGGTGGATCTGATCCTGGGTCTGGTTGATAATTATTAGCATTAGACAAATATATTTGTTGGTCTAATTCATAATTAGTTCCATCCTCCCTTATAAATAATTCTGTAGTTGAACTATCAGGAAATACCCAAAATGGAGTTACCATTGATCCTGCACTTTCAGCTTGGCCTTCATCTTCTGTATTAGAATTAATTATTAAATTTACAAATGGGCCTTCTACTGCTGGGGTTATTAATTGACCACCATTTATTTGTGGTCTATTTATTGGATTCCAATAATTCCTAGGGGGATCAACATTTTCTGATAAATAAGTTTGTGATACCTTAATTCTATATGGTCTATTTGATTTTATAATTTCGCTTGGAGCATTTTTTATCCCTATATCTAAGGTAGCATATGTAGCCCCATAAGCATTTTGACCACTTTCATTAGCATAATTCCTAGTATCATGAGCTCTCATATTAACTCTAAGTTTAAAACCATTATCTACTAACCCAACATTTTGTGCACCATAAGCTGAAGCTAAAGGTATACTAAGTATACTACCACCTGCATAATGAAGAACTAATTTAACTTGTTCTATTAAACTTAATTTTATATTTCTCCATGCAAACTGTCCAAAGGCATTTCGTTTATATGCTTGAAGTGATATTTCAAATGTACCTACTTCACCCCCATTGTAATTGGAACCATCATTCCAACCACCTGTAGATGTTCTAACTTCTTGTGGTGGTGTTGTAGGGAATTTTCCACTAAATTCTATAGAATAAGGAGCAGATAAACCATTTGTACTTCCAACTGGTTCTTTGGGATCTGTAATAAAAAATACATTACCTAAAGATGCATTAGGATCAGTGGCACAAGCAGCGTTTGTTATAATAGGATCATCACATGAATCTGGGGTTATATCAGGACCAAAATTATTTAAATAATTAACACCTGCTTGTAAAGTAGTAGCGGATACACTTCCTAATAAGTTACTGATATTAATATTTTTGTTAGCTGGGTTAACACCGTTTGCTGGGACAAATAAAGCACCATTATAATTCATACCATATTCTGTATATGGTTGAGTATATTCTGGGATTGATTGTCCTTTTAATGGTATAAAAGATTGATAACCATTAGAAGATGTTTGAGAATATAAAATAGGTACTAATTGTTGTGCTACCTTTTCTATTTCTTGATCCCCATTTAGAAAGTTATATGCTGTTGATCCCTCCACTTGGTTCATTGCTACCTTACCTGTCTCTATTAAATCTGGATCATTACTATTAGTTGTTTCTTTCCAAGTACTTTTAATATCAAAAGCGGTATAAGGTGATAAGTTTGGATTATTAGCATCTCCTGTCCCATTAATTAGATATTTAACATTAAATTGTACTTTATCGTTTATTACAGGATAGGGGTCTGTTATTTGTTCAGCATATGCAAAATTTGTGTTTAAATAATCAACTACAGGAACATTACCATATGTATATTGAATTGGTGACTCTGAAGATGAAAGATTAAAATCATCTGATGTTGATCTTGACCCAACATATCTAGGATAAATACTAGTTAGTTGAGTATAGTTTGAGGAGGGTACTGTAGATTTTAATGCTGATCCTGAAAGTATCAATTGAAAATTTGAAGGTGTATAAGGATCAACTGAGTAATTTACTATTTGTATTTGTCCATTTTCTCTTTCACCAACAACATTATTTAATAAAGGTTGACAATCAACCTCGTTATCAAATCCATTTGATCCCGAAAAGGCATTTTCTATAACTGTTGGAACTAAACCATCTCCTTCTATTAATCCCGCAGGTGTATTAAATTCTAATTCATAATGTCGTACTACTAAAGAATTTTCTACTGAAGCAGAATTTGCTGACCCTGATGATACTTGTAATGCTAAAGATAAACAATCCTTAATATTAATAGATTGGGAGGGTATTAAATAACTCATAGTAATGGCATAACCACCCAGATGAATTGAATCATTTTTAAATTGAGATTCTGTTACAAAATTATTAGCTGTTGTTGGAATACTAAGTGGGTAACTACCAGTATATAATCGAATTGAAGCGGTAGGCCAAGTTGGACCATCGCCGTCTTCACCCTCTCCATATACGTCTGTGGCATATATAGCAGATGCGTATTTTGCACCTTCATCATCGCTACCAGTCCATGCCGCTAAAAACATTGATGCTGTTACTTGTACATCATTTTGTGGGAGTTGATTAAAAACATATAAACCATCTATACTAGAAGATAAAGATTGTGAGAATGAAATATAAACATCACTCCATCTAGTTGCAAATAAATCTGGGGGTATTATGTTTTGGTTATTAGCATTAGGGTTTTCTATTGTAATATTTAATTGAGGTGAAATATAAGTACCATCTTGGTTTTGGCTTGTATTACTAGGGAATGTAAATCCTGTTGTTGATATTGATCCTATTTGGGCAAAAATACCTGCTGAAAAGCCTTCTGGTAATTGAAAGGTATTGGGGACTAAATCGTTAGTACTACTTGTAAAATTAACATCTATTGTTTCTTCCCCAACATTAGCATTATCATATGATACCGTATATTTTACAAAATACCCATAATTTGTACATAAACCAAATTGTGTAGTTCCTACAGCATCATTAGCATTAGGAACAGTTCCGGATGTTGGGAAAAAACTACTTGTATAAGTATAATCCCCATTTCTTAAAGAATTATTAAATACTACTGGTTGTAGATTTAGAGAAGTACCTTGAGTTTGACTTATAGTATTAGTTAAATTACTAAACTCAGATAAAGTAAGAGTGACAGCTTCCGTATCAGGAAGTGTAGAATACCCTACACTTAAATTAACATTATTTACTGTTAATTTTATATAAGGATCAGCTCCAGGAACTGTTTCTAAATCAGTAATGTCCCATTCAACATTATTTAAAATATTTGAAAATTGTGCTACCTTTATTTTACCTGCATTTTTATTAAAATCTTCTACTGATCCCGATAAAGTTGTTAATGTTTGATAAAAAGTTGAACCATCACCTACATATACTTCTGTTACACTAGCAATAGTTGAGTCATTATATGCTATATTTTCATTAATTACAGGGGGTGATGTATTAGTTCTAAAATTATAATTTCCACTATCTGTTGTTGTAGCGTTTTCTTTATATACCCTAAATGCGGCACCTGCTGATGGTGGGTTTGCGGATATAGAAGTATACTGGGTAAAAACCCATGGACTAACACCCATTTCTTCATGAAATACTTGAAATGAACCACTTACTTGTTGGTTTACTTGAGTTACCCCATTTAAAACCCCATTTCCTAACTCATTTAATGTACCTTCTAAAAAAACATTATTTATGTTTACATTACTATTAACTGTTGATGTATATACATTGCCACCTAGAGGAATAAAGGGAGAAGCTGGTGATCCTGAACCTGTTTCTGTTAATATATAAGCCTTATAAGGTCTATGGATGTGTGGGTTATATCTATATGTATCTCCATCTCCACCATCAGTATTGTATCCTCTGTATACCCATAGCTCTTGATCGTTTCTAATTGGGATTTCAGTTGTTGATTCTACTATATTATTTGTAGTTAAAGTAATAACTATACCACTTGAAACAGCTGTAAATCCTTCAGCTAATAGTTCTGATTGTGTAAATGTTATAGTTTCTCCTACTTGATATCCTGATCCTGTGTTATTAACTTTAACTTGGTTAATATTTGAACCTACAGATTTTAAAAAGAATATTGCCCCAGTACCATTTTCACTACCATTTTTTGTTATAGTAGCAGTATTAGTTGCAGATGTAGTTGGTTGGGTATAAGATAAATTTTGGTTTAGTATTAAATTAGTAAATTCTATTCCATTTTGTACTACATACGAAATATTAGTCCCTAATGATGAGATTTTAGAAGTATAATTATTATTAGCTACCGTTGTAGGATCCTTAATAGAATTAAGTTTAAGATTCATATCTAAATTATTAGAAGAACCTGATACTAATATCTGATTAGTGGTTTCTTTAAGATAATACCTTATGTCTGGTGTTGGAGCTACTGCCATTTATGTTATTTTGTTATAAATATTTTAAAACTATTTTTTTATACTATTATTATTTTTTATGGATCTATAGGATCATCTCCTTGTGTCGGTCCTCCAAAATAACCTAATTGATAATAAGCACAATAAGATTCATTTAGAGGATAATTGGTTTGATCAAAATTCTTTATAACAACTCTCCAATCTCTTTGAGTTTCCTCTAAATTATCTGGGGGAGTTGGACCAGGGGATGCATCACATCTAATATTAATAGTTCTATCTCCTGTATATACATTCCCGTTATTTGCTACAGTTGGATTAGGAGTAACTCCTCCACCAACTATAGTAAGGAAACTTGGTGTGCCTGGGTGTACTAACCAAGCACCACTTTCATCAGTCATAAAATACATTACATATTGAGTGTTAGGATTACCTCCTACACTTACTTGTGTGGTGGATGTTCTTTCAGCTGGAGTTCCAGAACTAGGAACAGTTCCAGACCCACAACTACTTATACTAACAATATCAGTAGTTCCTTGAATTTGTTGTAAATTAGGAGTTATTGTTATAGTTGAAGGTGATGAATATAAATTAAAAGCGGGTCCAATAGGGACTGATGATGCTGTTATATCGCCTTGATATAAAGCTAATTTTATTATTGATGGTGCCCCTCCTGTTAAAGTAGATGAAGCACTTAAAGCATGATATGTGTCATTTTTAGCATTCATAAACCATGGTACTTCACTTGGGGTGTTAGTAGCATCTCCATCAAACTCTCTTGAACCTGTGTTAAAATTTCCAAAGGTATCAGTATTAAAACTATCACCCGTTGATACTCTAACAAGACCACCATCATTTGTTGTTTGGAAATAATTAGCTTCATGCCATCCTTTAAAAAACGATTCTGTAGGGTATGTAGGTATTGGTGGAAAATACCCTTGTGCTAGTGATTCTGTAAACCCTGTTGAAGGGATTACATTTGGATCTTCTCCTGAAGAGGTAGCATAATAACTAAATACCCCACTTGCACTAAAGGTTAAATTATAAAATGAATCATCAAATGAGTTAACTGCATTAGATGAAGGTTCTTGATTAATTATTAATAAAGTTGCATCTTCGGTACCAGGAAATCCATCACTTTGATTTGAAGTATTTGATATAAAATAAGATTGATACCCTTCAATTAAATTATTTAGATAATCAGAGGCTCCTGTTAAATTAAATATTACATAATCACTATCCGTAATAAAGGGTTGTATTGCTACACCATTAACATCAACATTAGACATTTTGATATATTTAACCTTATTAGTTACACCATAAGCAACATCTTTAACTTCTAAAGTTATAATTAAATCTTGTGTTGCGGTTGTATACCCTAAACTTTGTAATTCAGCTATAGATATTGTTATAGTATCCCCTACTTGATAACCAGAATTACTAGGAGAATTAATTACCTTAACACTTAACCATGATTGGGCAGCAGGTTGTGTTGTTGTGCTTATTCTTACTTCAGCACCTGTTCCACTACCATCTGTTGTTATATTTGTAGTTGTTACATTAGTGTTAGATGGGTAAGGAGTGGTTTGAAAGTTTTGGGTTATATTAAGGGGGTAATTTTGTGTTAATATACCATTTTGGTTAACTGTGTCTGCCCAAAACCATACATTTCCTTCTGTTGGGATAAAGTTAGGGAGTACAAAATCTGATTCATTTTTAGATATATTATTAAACCATTGGATTCTAAAGAAATAATCTATAATAGCATCATGTCCAAAAAATGTTTTACAAATTTCATTAGCTCCTACTTGAATAGCATTACCAAATTCTCCATTATAAAACTCTCTTTGGTCAATTCTAGGATAATTAACAGGAGGGGATTGATTTGATCCTGTTTGTTCTTGATGATATGGAGGTGTAATTCCTAAAGAAGGAACTATTGACTCACTCCATTGTTGTACAAACTCTGGGTATTGAGCATAAAATTCAGAGGCAGAAACTTCAGCTTCTGTTAAACCACTATAAGGTTCTCCATTAAGTTCAAAACAAATTTCTACTTCTTGATCCTCTACAGGTACAAACCCTGAATTGGTAATTACGGTTAATTTGAAAAATACACTACTACTATAATTTGTACCATAAGTTGTTTCTCCATAATCACTTTCAAAACCACCATAACCACCACCAAATTGAATTTCATCAATTTTATATTTCATTCTATCCTGTCCTGATAAAGCACTATAATATAGAAAATTATCTTGATTAAGAGATGAAGTTGCTAATACTTGAAGAAAATCAAAATTATTTATACCTGATTCTCCTCTTAAATTAAGGCTCATGGTAGTAGGGTTATTATCTATATTTGTTGAAAAAATAGATTCACCAAAAGTATCATTTACCTCTAATAAGTCATTAGATGTATTATAAAAATACCCTAATAAACAAGTATTTTGAGCAGATTTGCTAACGGGGGCAGCAAAATTATTATTAAAGGGTTCAAATGAACCCCCAGTACCACCACTAAACCTATATATAGCAGAACCACTAACATTACCATATGCTGGAAATGAACTACTGGAGTTAGGTACTTGATAGTCTCTAGGGAATGATTTAACACTACCTGAATATTCAGGGGTGGTAAATGACATTGATGGAGGTGCTTGTCTGTTTCTTTCTAATAAATTTTGTTTTATTACAACACCAGAAGATAAACTCGTTCTAGCAGGTGTAAAATCTTCTATCATTTTAAATAATGAATTATCGAAGAATGAAATTAACCTAATAAAATCATTTACATCATAACTATTTATATATTTTGTAAAATATGCATCTCTTAAAGCATCTAATTGTGGGTAGGAATACCCAGATTCAGATATTTGTCTAGGATCACCTATATATTCTCCTAAATTAAAAGCACCTATTTGTGCTATAATATCATCGTTAACTTGATCTGTAGGTGAGAATGCTACTTCTAAATAGTTAATACTAGGATTACTACCACTTGGGTAAATATCTTGTTGTATTGATCTATAAGGTGATAAAGTAGAACCAGAAGGTAATACTTCTTGAACTATTTTAATTTGATCGCTTATCCTATTTTTAATACCTCCTGGTACTTGATTTAAGAAAATACTTTCTCTATTTTGTATAAATGAACCAGTTACATAAAATTCACTATCCCCACTTGAAAAGGACTGTGTTGTTGCCCAAGATCCTGTAACTTTAGGATGTATTGAAGTTCTACTTGATGTTATTAATTGTGTACCTAAATCTGCTCTAAAGGCTAAATCTTGAGGTGTTATATTAATTGTATTACCTTGGGTTGAATAAGGATTAACTACATAATCGTAAAACAAACTTTCACTTAATGCTGTATCCCAATATCTTATTTCTTGGTATGCTCCAGAAAAAGGTGTAGCTAATACCCCATTTACAGATACACCATTTATATTTGGAAATCTTGAAGTTTGAACTAAATCCCAATATTGCCAGTTATGTAGTATGCTATCTGAGCCAGAGTGTCCTATTTTATCACCAATCCTATTAGCAGCGTATATATAAGCTTTATCATTTCCTGAATAATCAACTGTAGCCATTACTGACCACCATCCTCCATCAAAGAAAGGTAAATCTATACTTGCTGTTTTGTCTAATCCATTACCCCCATCTGGATAAAATGTTAAAGTACCATAGGCATTAGATTCAGAAGGGGATGATCCACTATAACTTGAAGTAGTCATTCCTGATCCTGTATAATCTAAAGTAATAAAGGATGTACTATTATCTCCAACCCATAAATTTTGATGTATTGGTGTTGCTGTTTCAGGTACACCTGGTGTTTTAAATCTAAATTGTAAGGATTTTGGTCTTGTTTCTTGAACAGTATTAGCAAAATCATCACTTAATTGAAATGAGGAGGTAATTTGATTGTTTATACCATCAGAATGAAATGCGTAATTAAATACATCTTCACTATAATCCCAATCTTGAAAGTCGTTTCTATCTTTACCACCAAATTCGTTTATTCTTAAAATAGTACTTGGGATTCCATAAGCAGTAATTAATGCTCTTATACCAGCTATTGTACCTTTTTTCTTAAGTAATAAGGGTATGTTATGGTAAATTCGTTTATATAATTGCTTATTAACATCATCTAATGGGACTATATCGTTTGAGGCAGATATTTGAGTATCTACGTACTGAAACCCCGTAGGTGTGTTAACTAGAGTATCGATTGACCCCGTCATATCTGGGAAAGGGAATGTACTACCTGAGGGAGTTAATCCTAAAAAGGCGGTATATAAATCGTTAGAGTTAAAATTATTTGAATATAATTTTATACCAAAATCTCTAATAGCATCCGCTACTAAATCCTTAGAAATACCATAATCTAAACGGTTATCCGCGTCAAATCTAGTGGTTAAATTCTTAGTATATAACCATGTGTTATCATACTGTTGAGCAACCATATCAACGAATAATTCATACTTTTCATTTTCTGGGTCTTCTCTAAGATATTCAGGTATTGAATTATATAAATAATCTTGATTATTTTCATCATAATTAGAAGCAGATAGGGCTTGTCCTCCATAATAAGGACTTCCTTCATCTGTACTCCCTACCCAAGTTAATGCTTCGGTACTTCCAGTTGGAAATAAAATATAAGGAGGTTCTGTGTTTTGTTTTGGGTATGATTTTTCTGAACCACTATTAAAATACATAAAATATTCCCAACCATCTAAGTTAGAAATTATTTTTTCAATACTATTACTAATTTCAGCTTTACTAGAACTGTAAGTACCACTATTTAAAAGTAAATTATCTATAGCATTACTTGAAGATTGGATTAATCCTACTTTATAATAAAAATTATCTAACCTAGTATAGGCGGATGAAAAGTGAACAAAATTACTATATTCATTGTAATTAACACTTATGTTAATATCTTTTCTATTTAATAAATTTTTTACTTGGTTTTGAGAACTAGTTATATCTGTACCAATTAAGGTATCATAACTAAATAATTGGCTTGATTCACCTGTTTCTTGTGTTACATTAATACTATAGTTTGGTCCTTTTATGAATTGGATATCATTTGGTTCAAAAATAAAAGGTGGAAAAGTAACACTATATGCTTCAGGATATGAAATTTCTTCAACTACCCATAATGTTGATTTTAAATCAAATTGGGAAGGTAAAGGCTCATATAATTTAACTAATAATGAAGGTTCTACAGCAGTTGTTGTATCTAATCTTAAATTATTTGATATTACTTGTTGATCATTACCAAAATTAAGTAAGAAATCTACAAAATAATCTTGAGTTTCACGAAACCCAATAAATGCTTCACTTGAACTAATAATTAATTCACTGGATATAGTATTACTATTTAACCTTAATTCTGTTCTGTCTGAACTAATTTCACTAATATAATAGTTATTTTCAATATCTGAAGCTATAAGCTTTCTATAGAAATTATAAGTAGCATAAAAAGTACCCTCATCATACCCTAGTTCTGAAAGATTTTCATCTGGGTATAATAAAGTATCTCCATTTATTACACTATAATTTGTTACGGGAACTGCTTTTACTGATCCAACTGTGGGAAAAATAAGATTTTTACTTTCATCATAAGCATAATACTCTATATAATCTGTGGATGAAGTAAAAGCAGTATCTAATCTTGAAGAAGATATTAAATTGCTATCTTTTTCACTATATTGTTGAAACTCAAATGTTGTTGGGTCAACCTGTACTATATTTATTTTATTTTCTTCCATATTTAGAAAGTAGTAGTATTTGTAGTATTATGGGTTTGTTGTTGTTGGGATTGAACTTATAATATCATTATATTCTTTATTCCCTGATAGATCCTCATCTTGTATATTATCAACATCTAAATTAATTTTTTCTCCTGAAAGTGCTTCGGCAGTTGCAATTTGTGCTTGTAATAAATCCCTTCTTAGTTGTGATATTTCCGCTCTCAATGCTACTATTATTTCATTATCTTGATCAAAGTTTATATAGTCACCACTAGTTTTAACTAGATATTCATGTGAATTACTAGATCCATAAGAGGGGATATCGTAAAATAAATCATTGTAAGATTCAAAAAAATCATTTACTGTAACCGTTTCATCTATTTGTTGATTTACAGAAATGTTACCCAATTGTTGAAATCGAGTATCTATAATTTTAGTATAATCTGTTTTAGAATATACTTTTTTAATTAAATCTATTTTTTCTTTATTTCTATCCATTCTATTTTTACCCGTTAACTACTTTAAAGTAATAATTTTCATCCATCACTATAGTTTGACCTGCTATCTCAGTTTGTATCAATATACAATAATATCTTTCAGGTTCCAAACCATTCATATAAACAGTAAAGAAACTTCCGGTTGAATCACAACTAATATTTGTAAATTCTTTATCAAAATCAACAACAAATTCATTAGTATCTAAATCCTTAATTGCATATAAAGATTGTGAAGGTAAAGCATAATTTGTGGTATAAACAGAAGCGGTTTGAAAACTACGAATGGGAAATTCAGGGCGTACACTTAATCTAAAATTATTTATACTTTCACTATAAAATATACCCTGGTTATTATCTAATGCTACAAATAAATCAGGAGTATTAATAACCTCTAATGATCCTGTCTCATATACAGAATCATCCCATTTTATTTCTAATTGAGGGGGATAAATTGTATTTGTATCTACTGAATAGTAACTTAATTGAGGTGATACTGCACTTGAAGTAATAAATTCTTTATCAGTTTCCCATTTTACTATAAATCCTTCGTTTGCTATTTCTATTTTACCTGCATTTAAACCCCTAGATGATGAATACCATACTCTTAATGCATCTGTTACATTAACATTTAAGTCTTTGTCACTTCTTAAATTAAAGGATTGTGTAAACTCTAAAGGACCAATTCCTTCATAACCCCCAGATCCTGTATACCATACTCCACCTCCTGCATTATTACTTCCAGAAAATGAGGCTGTAATAAGTGGATTCCAACCTCCAGTTGACCATTTATTTGAACCTGAGTAGTCAGAATATACCCAACTTACACCAGTATGATTAACAGGTTTATCTAAATATTGTCCTGATCCATTATTCCATGATCCTGATATGGGGTAAACTTCTATGTTTGATTTTAAAATAACATTTGTAGCTTTTGCTACATTTAATTTTAGGCTTCCTGAAAAGTTATCCCATGATCCTGTTACTTTTGCTATATTATCAATTACATCGTCTATTTGTGATTGATCGAATTTAATTAAAGATCTTGCTACTTGAGCTACAGGATTTACATCTGTTACTTTGTTATTTACATCTAATATAGCATCAAGTCCTGCATTCATTGCCGGGTAAGCACTATATATTGAAGCGTCTTGTGAGGGAAATAATTTATATACTGCCATAATTATAAGTTTACTACTTTTCCTTTAATATCTGTGTTTGGGTACTTTAATTCAAAAATACTTGGGTCTAGTGAAGGAAATATTGTTCCATTTTGATTTGCGCCATCCATATCATAAGCCCATTCTGAGTATCCGCTATTTGTTCCTGCAATGTTATTTATTATTATAGATTTAACAGTTTGTACTCCTTCTAATGCATCTAACATTACAAATAAATCAGGAATAATTATGGGTTGATTAATCTGCCATTTATCAGTATTAAAATATGTTTGAAGAGAGATTATACATCTTTCAAGTACCTCATTATTATTAAAATTAGGATAAGTTACAATTTGAAAAGTTACACCAAAATTAATAATAAAAGCATCTTTAATACTAATAGTATCCCCAATCATTCTATATTCATTAAGATATGTTCTAACATTTTGTTTTAAAGTATTAGAAGCAGTATCTAGATGATTATTATTATCTTGTGTCAATACATAAAGGTCTAATGTTGTATTAGCTTCATCGGCATTGGGTTTTTGTGTCCATGCTTTTGATATTCTACCATATTTAGAGGGCATACTTAAAGCCCTTACTAAATAGTCATTAGCCGTTACATTTCTTAATTGTGTTGAGAAATTAGATATACTATTTTGCCTTATTTCTTCTATTGTATCCCCATCTTGACCTCCGGAAGCTGCTGTAGGGTTATTGGTCGCTATTGAGCTAAATACATATTGTGATAAATTAGGGTCTAACCCACCTTTTATAAATTTTATATTTGAAGTATTAATCTTTGTAAGGGTATTAGATAATATATTTGATTGAACTCCACCTCCGGTATAATATCTTATAGTTAAAGTAGTATTCGAAGGGGCAATACCATATGTGTTTGTAAATATAAAATTTGTAGGGCTATAAGCCGTTGTTAATTTATCTTGTTCAAAAGGTAAACCTAAACCAACATTCATTGAATTTGGAATAATTTCTTCTGTTGTGCTATTTGGATTACCAACACCAAATTGAAGTTGGAGTTTTGTATTACTTAAAAACCGAGTTGCAAATCTAGTTTCTACTGATTTAGTTTGTAATAAATAAGGTGTATCAGTATCTAAGTATGTATTTGGATCATTTATATTTGTGTTTCTAACCCCATCAAATACTAATTCTTGTCCTAAATAATCAACCTCATACCATTTATTCCCATCAGTATCTATTATATCAACTATGCCAGCTATATTAGGCTGGTCAATATCTATTGTAAGGAAATCTTGTGGGGCTCCTACTGAAAATGATGTTGTATTAATTTTACCTGAAAAGACATTTCTAGATTTTTTTAACAGGTAAAAGGAAGGATTACCTCCTGATAATTGAGCAACTGAAACATTAGTTGGGTCTAGTGAATTAGATACTGTAAAATCTATAGGGTTATCCAATGTAAAAGTTACGGTTGTTGCTGATGTTGTTGTCATTGATGTATTAGCACCTACGTATAAAGCGTAATTATAGTCAGGAACATACTCATTGTTAACTAATTTAGCAGGAACTTGTTGGTATATATCTACAATAGTATTAGCTAAACCAGTAACCTTAGGTTTATAACCGTACATATAAGCCATATCAAATATATTGCTTTGTTGTCTAGAATATTGTAAAAAGTTTTCTTGTATTTGATTATCTAAATAGAAAGATAATACATCCCCTACATATGCCGCCTGTTCTATAAACATCATCCCTGGAGATGTGTTTGAAAAATCTGTATAAGTGGTTGGGAAGTAAGTTTGTGAATAGTTAATTAGCTGATTCTTTAACTCTGTAAATTCTTTGTTTACGTATTTTATGTCTTTTCTTACAGCCATTAGTTAAAATTTAAATTTAAAGTATCTTCAATAGCAGTATTTATAACATTATAATATATTTGTACTGTTACTTCGTTATTGTCTTGGTTAGTTAAAACATTTAATTCTTGAACATTTACTAAAGGGAATTCTCTTTTAACTTTAGTTTCTACATCTTCCCTTAAAAAATCTAAATTTCCTGAATCTATTTGAGTAAATATAAATCTTCTTAAACCACCACCAAATGTTGGATTTCCAGGTCTTTCACCCGGGTTGGTTAAAAAGTAATTAATTAAATTATTTTTAATTGCTTCTGCTGTTTGGTAATTAGGAGTGAACACACCACCTTCATTGAATGGGATGTTTACTCCAATACCAACTGAGGGTCTTAAATCATTAACAAATTGATTGGGTGCTCTAAATGCCATATTATACTTTTCCTTTCATTATGTTATTAATCATATCCATAGATACCTCACCTTGAGGTAATTGACCATTTGGAGATGTAGTATCCATACTACCCATTTGTAATGGTCTACTATTAGTATTTGCACTTATAGTACCATTTGCCCCAGGTCTCATACCATCTAAAACACTCATCATGTTTTCTCTTAGTTTTAGTTTATCCGTTTCAGGAAGTGAAGTTTGCATTACTGGATTCAGGGGACTAGGTGTTCCTGGATCTGTTGATGGGTTTGCTGTTATTCTTTCGACAACGGTTTGTTTAGGAGCACGTACAGCTTCCATAAGGATGTCTTTCATCTCTTCTTGTATAGCCTCTTTCACTGCTTCTTTTACGATTGTTTTTAATTGATTTAGTTTCATATGTTTATAAATATTGAATTAATCTGCTTTTAAATTGTTTTGTATTATATAAAATGCTAGTTCGTCTAGTAATATTTGGTCTTCAGCACTAAATGAAGGTTCTCCTTGTAATATTGTAATTCCTCCTGAATTTTTAGCTATTGCTCTTCTTCTATATTGGTCACCTACCTTAAATTTATCTTCTTGTATTACAGATAATTCAAAACCATTTACATTAGTTAATATTACATTTCCTTGTTCTTGTGAGTTAGCTTGTATTGCTAAAAGCTCAGCATTTATTTGTTCCATAGGTATATCACCACCACAATTTTCTATTAGTTCATCAACACGTTTTAAGTATCTTAATATTATTATTAAGGATATAACTAAAAATATAAGGGATATAAGTAATGCCTTTTTTAAATCTTCGGATATATCAACTAAATCTTTAAGTAACTCTTTAACATCTTCTAATTTTGCTATTAAAGAATAAGGTACACCTACACCAGGAGGTGTGGCAACTGGGAAGCCTATTGCGGAAATACTACTTTTTACACCCTTTAATTGAATTGATAAGTAAAGAAATAAAGCTGCTATTGCTGTGTTTGCTGCTATTACTATCCACATTTGGTTTATTTGTTTAACTATAGAATTTCTTCGTTTTATAAGTTCTCTTAAAAGCTCATTATTAGGGCATACTGCCGTTTCTTGTTCTTCTTTTTCTAATTTGGTAATACCAAACACAACCATTAAAGATATAGCTAAAGGAAATAATTTGTTTTGGGCTACCCCGGCAAATGATAATATTTGAGCTTTTATGGTAATTATAGCTATTTGGACTGCTCCTAAGCCTATAAGGGCAGCAGTTTCAGCTAGCTTATTCATTTCATCTTTTACTTGATCTGCCCGCCTTTCAGCTTCTTTATCTATATCAATTAATTTTTTTATAGGTAGAATTTGTGGTACTTCTCCCTCAAGGGTTATTAAAGATTGTTTATCTGGGGCGTATTGGTCTTTTTTATAAAGAACTGTTGGTTCTAATATAGATAATTCAGGTAAAGCTTCAATTGATACTGTTCCAAACCTAATCTCATATTCCCCATTTTCATCAGTTTTTATTTCTTTATCACCATTTTTATCATATACATATTCTTTATATTCTTCCTCTATTTTTATTTGTTTAGGTTTACCAGTTATTCTATTTATTTTACCACTGGGGTCGTCAATTTTAATTTTTCTAGTTTTAGTTACTAATTTCATTGGAAATAAAACAAGTAAAGGTTTTACTTCAACTCCTTGAATAGGTTCACTTGTTTGTTCACTATATAATCTTCCTTTAGTAGAAAAAGTAGTAATAACCGGTTTGTATTTTTCAAGTTGTTCTTTAGTTGCTTTGAAATCATCAACATTGTCTTTTACACCTTCAGCTTTTGCTATTATTTCCTGACCTTTAGGGGTATTTAAAAATACTTTACCTAAATCTAATAATGTTTTTTCATCTATCATATTAGGTAGTTTTTACTTTTTTTGATTTATAATCACCTGCTTGTGCCCTGTTAGATATATTATCTAATACACCCCCAGATTGACTAAGAATATTGGCTAAAGATGAAGCAATAGGAAGAGAACCTTCTTTACCTAAAGCACTACATAAAGTTTTTAAATTATCTATTAATGCTGTAAAATCATTTATAAATGTATCACCTAAAATTACGGATTCAGATGCATTTTGTTTACCTAGAGATACTACACCTTTATCAGATATAATATTTACATTTTTAGTTTGAGATTGTATTCCTAAATCTTCAATTGATGTTAATACAATAGACTTTTGTGAAGAAAGTAATATACTATCCGTATGAGTATTAAATAATAATCTACCTGAATTTAATATTACCTGAGGACCATTATAGGATTTAGGTGATTTAGGTACAGGAGAAATTATGTTAGAATAAGGTATAGTTGAACCTTCACCTTCACGTTTTAAAGCAACCGCTATATCAAATGGTATTTTTTGAGTAGAAGTTAAATATATAGACGTAGGGTCATTATTTATATCTTCTGTTATAGGTAAATAACCTTCTGATGAGCCATTTAAGGGTTGACCATTTTTAATAATAGTAATGGGGTCGCCATTTTCAGTATTATTACCCGTAGACCAATTATTTGTAATAATGCCTCCAGCTTTAGAGGTATTACCTAATCTAATACTATTACCAAATCTACCTTCAAATATATTATCGCCCGCAAAGGGTAAAATGGGGTGGATATTTCCTTTTTCTTCAAAAGTACCACCACTATTACCATTTAAATCTATACTTTGTTTTTGTGTTGCAGGTCTATTTACATTTCCTGTTTCTATAGAGGTATAAGATTTATTTAAAGAGGGGGCAACATCACTATCATTATTTAAACCTATAGGTACAGCATTCATGTGTTGGCTATTCCATAATGAAGTAATACTTACATAAAAATTCTTTAATTGTGATCCTATATCAGGATTTACATTTGATGGTCCTTTTACAATAAGTACATATTCATTAACTAAGGGGTAATTTTTTAAATTAGGGAATAAGGGGGTAGCTAATTGGGGAGTAATATCGTCTAAACTTGTAGAACCTGGGGTTTTAACTTCAGAAAAGTTAATTGTTCCTATTCCTGACCATTTACCAGTTTTTGTAAATAAATCAGAATTAGAATTAAGATTAACATCTGTAACCCTAGCAATTATAAATTTTCCTATTTGTGAAACCTCATCAGTAGCACCACTTATACTTGAGTTAGTATTAGGTGATGATTGAAATAATCTAGAGATTCCAGTTTTATTTACTGCCATCTTTTTTTTCTTCGTAATTCTTATTAAGAGTTTCTAACTCTTTCATTAATTGATCTTTTTCTGCATCTGTAATGCCAGTAGGATCATCACTAACTGAATTGTTTAAAACACGTTGTATAATTGTGGACATTTTTATTAACTGTTCGTCATTTCGAACACCAATTTCCATATATTCTTTTATAAGAGGAACAATCAAAGTAGCATCACCAATATCGTTAATTAATGGTTTTAATTCTGATATTAATCCCCCTATTTGTTGTTGTTTTGTTTTTTGGTTATCATATATCTCACTTAATATGTCTGAGAATTTTTTGTTACCAAATACTACACTATCTAATGCGCCCATGATGTTATTTTATTATAAATATGGATATAAGAAGGAATTAGAATCTAGCGTAACCGTTCTCTAAATAAAATATATATTGTTGTTTAAAGATAGTATGAAGTTTATCTGCAATCTTTGTTATTTTAGGAGTTTTTACATCTATAATTTCACGAATGTATATATAAAGTGCTTTTTTATTAAAAACCTCTATAGTTTCTCGTTTACGAAATAATTCTAAAATTGCATCTGCTATTTGGGCATCATTCTTTTTAGGAAATAACTCAAATATGTTTGATGTAACATGATCAACAAATATATCAATGTATTTATCTAAATCAGTTTTAATAATTTCATCTCCCATTTTATATGTGTGGGTCGAATGTTCTCCAGTTAATACATCAACAGGTACTTTTTTGATTTTTTTACTATAATTTTTTGTATTATATAGAATTAACCAACGTTTTACAATGGTTCCAAAATAAGAATATGCTTTAGCCCCCCTTGTTGGGTCAAATAAATGAATTTTTGATAATAAAAAAACAATTATCTCATGTTGGAGATGTTCTAAATTTTCTACTTCTGTATGGTAAAATTTAAATGTGTGGATAATGTTTTGAGTAAGTTTGAAGAAAGCATAATGAATTTCTTTATCGTAAATTTTACTTCTTACTTCAGAACATTCAGTATTATTATATAATACAATAGCATCTTCTGTATCTTGAGTGAAGTAGTTCTTACTCTTAGGTCTACGTTTTTTCTTTATTGGGGCCATAAATGTTATTGGACTTTAAATCTTGATAAATTGGTTTGTATTACCTTTATTTGATCAAAAATCCAACCTATTTCATCATCAGCTTTGAATATACCTTTAGAATCTACGTCTTGTAAACGTTTATCTGATATTTCTAATTGTTTTGAAAATTCTGCTATATAACTATTCTGATTGATAATTATTTCTAGCATTTTCTCATTTTTCTTTAATAGGTTGATGGTCGTATATCCTAAGACAACGACCAAAACCCCTAAAACAATAATTACTATATTTAATATCATAAGTTATCTAACATGTTTTTTAATCCTACACTAGATACTTTATTAAGTGCCTTTTGTTTAGAATTACCTTTTTGATTTGACGTCAATGTATAATTTTTCTTTGGCGTAGCCACGCTATTCTTAGAGAATTTTGGTAACCACTCAATCTCAAATTCAATACGTGCCGCCATCATGTCAGCCTGATGTAAAATAAATGGAAGTGATGTGCGAGGTTTTTGTTCTGGCATAAATGCTTTTAAATATTTCTCATTTGCTGAGTCATATAAACCATCATGGGTCTGGATAGCAATCATTTCATTAAAAGTATATTTAATATCATGTTGCTGAAGTAGAAATAATCCACGATCTGGAACGGATGAAAATGGTAATGCTTTATTAAACATATAATCTTCACCTAATTTATCACGTCTCCAATTATCTGTCTGGGGTACATATGCTTCTTCAGTATCAG